AGGTTCTTTCTAGCCTTTCGTATAAGCAATTTGGAGTATATCGTATGCCATGTTTTTCGCCAAACAAAATGTTAGATTACGGTGTTAAGTCTAACGGTAAGAGAGATTTGCGTATGGCCGGTGCTAACGATCCACGTTATCGCGTGATGCCATCTATACCCGTTCCTTGTGGTCAGTGCATAGGTTGCCGACTTGCTAAATCCGCCGAATGGGCTCTAAGATGCGTCCACGAGGCTTCTCTGCATGAACAAAATTGTTTTATAACATTAACATATGCCCCTGAACATATGCCAGAAGGCGGTACTCTTCTAAAAAAGGATTACCAGTTATTTATGAAGCGCTTTCGTAAATATCTTGAGCCAAAAAAGATACGTATGTATTTTTGTGGCGAATATGGCGACCAAAGAGGCCGTCCACACTATCATGCGCTGATTTTTGGTTATGATTTTGACGATAAGATACTTGTACGCGATCCCCGTCGCCCACGTAATGCCCCACCGATATACCACAGCCCATTATTATGTAAATTATGGGGCAAAGGTAAAGTAGTTATTGGAGATGTTACTTATCAATCCGCCGGTTATGTCGCTCGTTATTGCCTTAAAAAACAAAATGGCAAAAATAAGCTTGACGCGTACACTAGGATCGATCATAGTGGTAATAAATATCAAATATTGCCAGAATTTGCGCAAGCCAGTAATCGAGATGGTATTGGCTCAGAATGGTATAAGAAATATGCCTCAGACTGCTTTCCGAGTGATTATTTAGTGCATGAGGCGAAGAAATGTCGTGTCCCACGCTATTATGAGAGGCTTTTCGAGATTGACAACTCGGAGAAATTGGCTGAGATTAAGGCTAAGCGTGTTTTACGCGCTAGTAAGCATGCCAAAGATTTAACTCCCGAACGTTTATCCGTCCGAGAGACATGCCAGAAGGCAAAATTAGGCAAATTAATTAGAACATATGAGGCCGGAAATGATTGTACAGGTATTTAGCGTATACGATACTGTTGCAGGTGCATATAACAGACCATTTTATACACATAATATTGCTATGGCGATACGTGATGTTGTGAAGAGTCTTAAGAAAGACGCTGATTTTCGGGAAAACGCCGAAGAATCTATTCTTTACCATTTGGGTACTTATGATGATGCTACCGGTACATTTACTAATCTTTCTAATCCAGTATCTTTAGGCGTTGTCGCCGAATGGTTACCCGTCGCAAAATTACCCGTCCAACAATCTAAGGAGGCACCCCTTGAATCCAATTGATCAAGTGCGTCACATGATATTGTTGTACAAAGATGGATATGGCACTGCCAATCATCCCACGATTCCGCATAGCGCAGCGCCCCCCAAAAATGTCAGGGGAAAGGGGTCGACACGAGACCCCTTGGATAATTCAACAAAAAAGCCTAGCAGATGCTAGGCTAAAAGGATTTGTTGCATATGCGTACAGATTTCCGTCCTCGCGCATGTGCACATTTACATACATGGAGTAAACACATATGCGTCGCCAAACATCACATGTGCCTAGCGTACAGTCTAGCGCACAACGCCATTTTGCGCAAGCCCCTCAGGCTGATGTACCTCGATCTCGTTTTAATCGCTCTCACGGCCATAAAACTACGTTTGATGCGGGATTGTTAATTCCTATTTTAGTGGACGAGGTACTTCCCGGAGACACATTTACCCTTAAGACCCACTCATTCGCGCGTGTCGCTACGCTGTTATTCCCCATCATGGATAATATCCAGATGGATTTTCACTTCTTTTTTGTGCCCTACAGGCTAGTGTGGGAGCACTGGGAGCAATTTAACGGCGCACAAGCTAACCCTACAGATAGCACCGATTTTTTGGTGCCTACTATTACTGCCCCTACAGGTGGATTTGTAGCATCATCATTGTATGATTACATGGGCGTACCCGTTGGCGTTGAAGGTGTTACTATCGACGCTCTTATTCCGCGTGCTTATAACCTAATATATAACGACTGGTACCGTGATGAAAATATCCAAGATAGCGTCCCTAATAATACTGGAGACGGTCCCGATGATGATACTGACTATGTAGTACTGCCTCGAGGCAAACGTAAGGATTATTTTACGTCTTCCCTTCCATTTCCCCAGAAAGGTCCCGCTGTATCCATTGATTTAGGCGGTGCTGCCCCTGTGTCTCTCGACACATCTTTGGCCGTCCCTACCTATCCTGTATGGCGTGAGGCTCAAGGTTTTGATGGTTCTTCTACTCCATCATTGGTAACTGGTACGCTACCTAATAATAGCAGCTGGAATCTTAGTGGTACTAGCGCCGCATGGGGTGCTTCTGTAGCTACTGGTGGTTCCCTTGGACTTCCGGCAGTCTATGACCCGCAAGGTACATTAGTTGCCGATCTTAGTTCTGCTACCGCCGTAACGGTAAACAGCCTTCGACAAGCGTTTCAGGTGCAAAAATTGTATGAAAGGGACGCACGAGGTGGTACAAGGTACACTGAGATATTGTATAGCCATTTTGGTGTTACCAGCCCTGATAGTCGATTACAGCGTCCAGAGTATCTAGGAGGCGGATCCGCCCCTATATTGGTATCGCCAGTGCCTCAGACTGTTCCACAGGGCACAAATTTATTTGCCACTCCACAGGCTAATTTAGCGGCATTTGGTACTTCTAGTGCCAAGGGTATTGGTTTTACCCGATCCTTCGTGGAGCATGGTTGCATTATCGGATTAGTTTCGGTTCGCGCGGATCTTAACTACCAACAAGGATTAAACCGCATGTGGTCGCGTCAGACGCGATTTGATTTTTATTGGCCAGTATTCAGACAGTTGGGCGAGCAAGCTGTGTTAAACAAGGAAATATATGCCCAAGGAACCACTGTGGACGATGATGTATTTGGTTACCAAGAGGCTTGGGCGGAATACAGATACAAGCCTTCTCAAGTTACTGGCCTTTTCCGTTCTGATGCTGCTGGTACTTTGGATGCTTGGCACCTAGCGCAGAATTTTACCGCTCTGCCTACACTCTCGCCTACATTTATCATTGAAAACCCGCCTATGGCTCGCATAGAGGCAGTCGTTGACGAACCTGATTTTATTTTTGACAGTTTTTTTGAATACTACTGCGCCCGTCCAATGCCTGTCTACAGCGTACCTGGACTGATTGACCACTTCTAAGAGGTATTTTAAATGGATTTTATCCCTAGTTTTGCCCTTGGAATAGGCTCAGGGCTCGTTTCTGCTTATGGAGCGAGCAAGCAAAATAAAGCTAATATGGCTATGGCGCAGCGTCAGATGGATTTCCAAGAGAGAATGTCTTCTAGCGCATACCAGAGGGCAACCGCCGATATGCGTAAGGCGGGTCTTAACCCTTTGCTCGCCTACAGCCAAGGCGGTGCGTCTGCACCCGCTGGTGCGTCTGCTCAAATGCAAAATGTCGCCCATGCAGGTGTTACGACTGCATTAGAGGCTCAAAAAAATAGTTACGATGTGCAGATGATGCGCGCCCAAACAGAGATGGCCAAAAATACCGCGCGTCTTAGCGCCATTCAAGCCGACTTAGCGGAGCGTACCATTGGTGCCGTTAGCAACAATATTAGTCCTTGGATAGCCTATCTATTAAAATATTTGTTTAAAGGTGCCTAACTAACTAAAGGTAATTAAATGTCAAAAAGAGACAATAAAGTTGTTAATAACTTTGAGCCATCATTAACTAAACAATCATTTAAGGATGATTGCGACCTAAACAAAATGATTGCTCGTTATAAAAATTATGGACAGCCTGTGACCCATTTAAATCACAATACACCGCGTTATATCGATTGTGTTGGCGTACCCGAGTATCACGAGGCGGTCGCTATTATTGAAGCAGCAGAGCAGGGTTTTACCGCCTTGCCTGCTAAAGTACGAGCTAGATTTAAGAACGATCCCGCCGAAATGTTGGCGTTTTGTGCTGATGAAAAAAACAGAGATGAGGCCATCGAATTAGGCCTCATCGAGCCGCCAAAACAGCCCGAAAAAGCCCCTGCACCTGCACCAAAACAGGCAGAATCCCCCACGTCGTAGTGTGGGGCTGGCACAGTTATCCCCTTGTTATTAACTGTGCCAGCTGACACCACGACCTTCCTCTCTTATGTTTTTAGGGCTGTTTGCTAAGTTATTATTTAGTTGCTAAAATAGGTAAAAAAAGGAGCAAAAAAGTGAGAAGAATGCGTATGAGTCGGCGTGCTAGTCGTCGTAGTTTTCGCAGAGGAAATCGCATCAAAAGGATCAATCGGAATACACGGCGCGCACCAATGCGTGGCGGTATTAGATTTTAATTGATGTGTGGATTGAAACGATATTGGCTTTTGCCAAATAAAAAAATAGAATAAAAAAAACCCGCCCCCTAAGTGGGCAGGTTCTTTCTAGCCTTTCGTATAAGCAATTTGGAGTAT